ACCCACATGACCTTTTTAACGTCCACAGTGCGGGTTTTGATTGGTTTTAAGCCCATCTCTTTCATTTGCTTATCTTCAGGGCTGCCGTTGTAAAACGACTGATTGCCTGGGTACAAGTTCAGCTTAGTTGGGGTGTGCGTATAGTAAAAATACTCCACAATACGGATCGTATTCTCGTCAATCCATTGGGATAGGGACGCATCGCCTACACCTTGGGACATAATCGAAGTAATTGGCGCTGCGTCAGGGTATTGACGCTCGTACTCGTCTTTTTCAATATCTTGGCTAATGAAACACCATTCAGCGTCGCAACCAGCAGGATCTTGAATCATCGGATCCATGTACACGCTAAACGCGTTACGAATACGGCCTAAACGAATGTCTTGATCGAAGTTATTGTCGTAACAATACTCAGTCAAAATACGGAAATAGCCTTCGCCGTACGTTACCTGATTCTCGCAAGCGGTGTCATACACCACATCGGCGTCAGACATATACTCAATATGGCGAACCATACCTTCAAATACTTCTGCTACCTCTACGTCGCCCTTATCATCCGCTGGGATTACCTTACCAGAGGGTCGATTCTGACGCTGTTCGTTCGTTACTTGACGGACGTGCTGCGGTAGTTTGTTAATTGTCAAGCAAGGTCTTGCGTTGATGGTCTGTCCTTGAACAGAACCCCTTGTAGCTAGTACGTCTGCGGGCCATTGCCATCCGTTATCTGGAGAGCCAGCCATAAAACGTAAATCATCTAATTCATCTTCACGGGATTCGGAATATGCAGACATTGCCATTTGAAAACGATGGCGCATTGTTGATAAGACGTCCCGTGGATCATCTTTGTTCTTTCCACCATTGGCTACGATGCCAACAGTGTTCATGGATGTATTATCGTATGCCATCTAGTATCCCAATGATGTCCGGTTCGCGCATAATCAGTAATTCTTCACCATCAACGGTTACTTTCTGTCCACTGAACTCACCGAAAAGCACGTGTTGCCCTTCTTGTACGTTCATTGGCTCAAGCCCGCCTTTTGGTAGCCTTTTCCCCTCGCCAATAGCAACAATTACGCCGCTAAACAGTTTGTTTTGGGGTAAGACAAGTAATTCTGACAGCTTTTCAATATCTTGCCTGATTAAAACACAATTACTTAAAGGACGCATCATTTTTTTGTTTTCGTTTTGGCAGCTTCACGTTTAACTGAATACGCAATTGCTACGCTTTGTTTAACAGGTTTACCAGCTTTAACTTCCGCCCGTACATTGGCTCTAAACGCTTTGTCCGACGTGCTTTTTTTAAGAGGCATTTTTAGCTCCCCATCCAAGTCAGTTCGTTTGCCATTTGATTACTAGAGTACCTTCTTTGAATTATATTCTTACTTTCCCGATGTGCAACAGGAAACGCAAAGGTCAGCGCAATAGCATCGGCGGAGTCAGGCGAAGCCAAGCCTCTAGCCTTCATGTCTTTTTTACTTTCTAAGTAGATCGCACCCTTAGAGTCCGGCTTCATCAGCGGTGAGATGAGGTCAGTCTTGAGTGTCTTTTCAGTTGGGATGGACGCGCTTTTAAGCCAATCTTTCATCAAACCCCAAATTTCGGCCCGTTTGTTGCCGTACATCATGGGATTGCGTGACTTGTTGCCAAAGTTCACACCCCGTATCTTGTAGCGTTGTTCCTTGAGCCGATCGACTACACCAGCGCCTAGACCACCCTCGTCGATAGCTACTACGGCTGGTTCGTACTGTTCCATTGCTTCGATCACATGACCAACGACGGTCATAGTATCATCACCCTTGTATCTGCGGATTTCCACGATGTCACGCCCTTGCCGTACAGCGATGACAGTTGAATCAGAACCGAATCTCGCAGGGTCTACGCCGATGACGATGGGCGCGGTGTCGTCTTTGTGCTTCTCTCTACGCATGGCTTCATCGACCAAGGTGGATGAGATGAACTGATCGTCGCCTTCTGAGGGGAACGAACCGTACACTTCAACGTGCGCTTGGTACGAATCAGCGCCGTATTCTTCAATGATCTGGTTGTAGACGTTCTTGTCGGTGCCTTCGACATCTCTAGCGTCTACCTGCCTAGATTGCCAAAAGTCCCGTTTGCTACCCTCGATCGCTTCGTAGAAGTAGCCTGTATTGCGCCGCGGGTTAGAGAAGCAACACCAAAAACGGTTGGGCGTGTTCTCTGTGAAAAAGCCTGATGTCACCGCCCAGATGGAGTCGTCAATACCTGACGCCTCATCGAACACGACCATAACCCCATCGTAGTTATGCACACCGGCGAACGCGTCGGGGTTCTCAGCCGACCATAGCCGTCCTTCCAAGTTCCAGTACCGCGTACCCTTCTTCAAATCTCTTTCGACCAACTCGGTCAGCCATTTAGCAGGCATTACTCTTGTGGCGCTGATCTCCCACCAATAGCTGTTGGTAGACATGGACGACCATTTAGTGATCTCAGCCCATGTTACCGATCGTAGCTGACTTTCGGAGTTAGCGGACACGATGACGGTGGATCCGATGCGGGTGGTCATCATCCACAGCACTAGCCAACTGACCAAGGCGGACTTGCCAATACCACGACCAGAGGCGATGGCGAGGCGCAGTACGCTGAAGTCGATCTGCCCATCGTTGCGTTTGATGTGTTCTGCCAAGTCTATCAACACCTGGCGTTGCCACTTGCGGGGGCCAGTGAAGTGTTCTAGCGGTGTGCCTGCCTCACCCCAAGGAAACGCAAACATGACAAACGCTAGTGGGTTGTCTTTGATGGCAGGACTCCACAGTCGTGCCATGAGTTCCATCTCATCTTGCGCTGAGTACCGTGGTTCTTGCATTAGGCGGCTTTTTGCTTTTTAGTCTGTGGCACTTCGGTGTACTCGACGTCTTGCACTGCAATCGTCTGTACTCTCGCTTGCGCCATCTCAAGCGCTTGGTTAATCGAGATGCGTTGGTCAATTTCTACGTTTATTGTTTGTGCCGCTTTCCAATCATGCTGCGATTGCAAGATGGTGGTGGCCGCTTTGATGTCGCCTTGCGCTGCTGCGGCGTGTAGCACTTCGGACATTGCCATCTCTGACTCGGTTCTAGCCTTGAGTTCAGCGTACTCCACGATGGGGTCAAACTGACATAGTTGCCTGTATTCGGTGGGCATCATGCCTGCGGCGATAGCGAGGCGATCCCCTTTGAGGCCAAGACGCGCCGCTTTCATGATGGCTTCTAGCCTTGACTCGGTGGCTTCGAGCTTTCTCGGAGTGTATGGAAACGAGATGAACATGACTTGGAATATAGCATTTTTCTATAAAAAATAAAAATTAAAAAATGGGAAGGCTTTTTGCTGAAAGAATAAAAATTGTTCACGAGTCCTCCCACGCCAGCATCCCCCACCTCCCGGCCCTGGGGGGGTGCCTAAAAAATAGGCAGATTCTAAAAGCTAGGGGTAAACCCTACTAGCTCATGGCGTGCGCTTTTGCCCTCAAGATAATGGGGGATTATCTAGGGATAATATTATATTATCTTTTGCTTTTGATTATCTTTGATTATAGGGGATTATATGCCACTTTTCAATCTAGTGAGTTTATATTATCTATTGATAATATTATATTATCTTTTGCTTTTTATTATATTGATTATGTCTGATTATCTAGGGGTCTGATTATATTATTATGTTTGTGGGTCATGTGGGCTACCCACAAACAAGAGCTGATAACTTACACTTTGTGGGTATTGTGGGTCATTAGTCTGGGAGAGACCCACAACGCCCACAACTGGGAATATTTTGGCAAACGTCTGGGGACGGGTTTGCAAAGTGTGGGTCATGTGGGCAAGTTACCCATCCATTTTAAATCGCTGGCTTACAACATCCATGCAAACACAATATACAAAATACAATCTTTAGCTATGTATCCTTTTTATATTACCCACAATGCCCACAAGCAAGCTGGTTCTAGCTCTCAAGCGCATTCCAGACTACCCACAACACTACCCACAATCTACCCCACAACTACCCACAAAACACTCAAAACACCAAAACCCTATTAATGCTCACAAAATCCTTTACGACTGACTGATTATTGGTCTAAAATCAGGAGAGCAGTAGAAGTGCAGTAAACCCATGAGAACCATTCTCATCTAATCAACTAAAGTAAAGGACTCAAGATGACTCAAAATCTAATGCAAAAATGGAGAGAGGTAAGAGCACAAGTAGCTGGCTCTGCTCCATCCATACAGACAGAAGTGCTCCGCAATCATGCCAGAAGTATTATCGAGCACAACTTAGGCAAGGACTGGCAATCAGTAAGTAGGAGCAGAATGGCTGGCTTTGGCTCAAGTGCTTATTCAATATTAGAGCGTATCAAGATGTATAAGACTGTAGGCAAAGAGTTTGCAGCGGCAATCCAAAATGAGGACGAGCAAGGAGCTCTAGACGCAATCAACCAGTACGGGACACGGATTAGTTATCGCTCCAGCATGGAAGATGTCCTGAACGATAAATTCCAAGAGCAGTTTTTTTACTGTGAAGACTGCAACAGTTACTTTCACTCTGATCAGATGAATAGCACTTATGACGGGGACTACCATGTCTGTAATGACTGCTTATCTGACAACTACACCTTTTCTAATAATCGGGATACCTATATAACCCATGATGATTGGGCAGACGAGCAGGAAGACGATAGAGACCCTGAATACGAAAATATCGGGGAGTATCACTCCAGCAAGCATAGCTTAGGGCATATCCCATCTAGCTATGACATGAGAACTCCGAGAGTGCTATTAGGTCTAGAGCTGGAGATGGAAGTCGGAGACGATTGGGACAAGAACTCCCGTGCTGGTCTTATTCTGGACAATATCGGAGATTATCAGGATGAAGATGGTCTCAAGCACACCTACTGCCTGATGGAGCAAGATGGCTCTCTGGATAATGGCTTTGAGATGGTCACTGCCTACACGGGTCTAGATGTGCATAAAAACCAGCTCCAGTATTTTAAGCAAAAGGTCAAGGGCATGAAGTCTCACAACACTTCTACTTGTGGACTTCATGTCCATGTATGTAAGTCCAGCATGACTACTCTGCATGGAGCAAAATTGGTGCTCTTTATTAACGACCCTGCCAATGCTGAACTGGTGAAAAGTATTGCCAGACGGGATGCTAGTGGTTATGCAAAACTCCAAAATAAAAAGGAAGATAAGCACTGGTTAAAAGATAGTGTGCACTCTAGCAAGCACAAGGAAGACCAGCTCCGAAGATTGAACTCTGACAGATACGAAGCTCTCAATTTTAAGAATGATAAGACAGTCGAATTTAGATTGTTTAAGGGTACTCTCAAGTACGAAACAATGGTTTCCTGCCTTGAGTTTGCTTTTGCTTGCTGGCACTTCACTGCCAGTGCCAGTACCAGCGAATTGACTACGGAGAAGTTTTTGGAGTTTATCTGCTTACCTGAAAACAGAAAAGATACCCGATTTTTGAGAGCGTATCTCAAGGACAAGGGATACGAGCTGGCAGACAATTTGCGTAAAACAAGTGCTCCAGCATTACCAGCACAACCAGAAGCACTCGAAGTTTAAAACTAACCCTGACGAAAAGGACTTAAATATTATGTGTTTACTCATTACCCAAAACCAAAACTCTCCAGCACTCTCACGGGACTGGCTCTCTGATTTTTACGACTATAACTCTGATGGCGTAGGTGTCATGTATGCAAAAGACGGAGCGTTGATTGTGGAAAAGATTTTGCCAGTATCAGCAGAAGACTTTATCCAGTTTTATAGCAATCATATTGCTGGCAAAAATTGTGCTTTCCACTTACGTATGCGAACTCATGGGGACACTGATTTGACCAACTGCCACCCCTACGAAGTCTTAAACCAGCAGGAGCATGGCACAAGTCTCTGGCTTATGCATAATGGCATTTTATCTACTGGCAATAAAGCAGACACTAGCAAGTCTGACACTTGGCATTACATCAAGGATTACTTACGACCCATGCTGGCACTCAATCCAGACTATGCCTTCACTCCTGCTTTTGCTGACGTTATTGGTAGTCATATTGGAGCGAGCAATAAATTTGTACTGATGGACGAGCAGGGCAGACAGGCAGTAGTTAATCAGAGCTCTGGAGTATATTGGGCAGGTCTCTGGCTCTCAAATACTTATGCATGGTCTGCCAGTGATACTGCCAGTAAGACTGCCTACAAAAAGGGTAAAAAAGCACAAGCACTCATTCTCAAGCAGTCAAAAGAGAAGCCAGACGCCAGACTGCCAGTAGGTTACGGGTCTGGCTTTGGTGTGGGGTCTGGGAGTGTGTACGGGTCTAGAGAGTATTACTACCCCGATTATTACGACCTTGAAGCCACAATTGACGATTTGCTTTATATGGGATACCAAAAAGCAGGAGAACTCTCTCTTAACTCTATTGACAGCTTTGTGGATGTGTTTGGTGTCAATGCTTTTCTTGATTTGGCAGATATGTTGATGCAAGGAGAGATTAATGAGGAGTGCTTTATTGATGGCATAACAGACCATAAGACTGCTCGCTCTGACTTTGGTCTTAAGCCCTATACCTCATACCCTACTTATATTGAATAAAGGAGAATTACATGGAAAAGAAAATAACACTCTGTGACTGGATAGGCACTATTTTACTAGGAGTGCTCTTAGGCAGTATGTTTGCGTATGGGCTCTTATGTTGAGTGCTCTCTTTATTGCTTTAATTGTCTGGATTTTGATATTGGTATTTAGACTGTAAAAGCAAAACCCTTAAAACCCCTAGACTAGCACTCTAGGGGTTTTATTTTGCCTACTTGATGGGTAGGTATTACCAGCACTGCAAAACCCTGCCAGTGCTCCTTTTAAAGTCTGCCAGATGCCAGACCAGATGCCAGTGCTCCAGATGCCAGACCAGATGCCAGTCCAGATGCCAGTGCTCCAGATGCCAGATGCCAGACCAGATGCCAGACCAGATGCCAGAAATAACAGCTTAGATAATCCGATTATCTATTATATGTCCTTGATTATATTAGATAATATTTTGATAATAATAAAATACCCGCTTGCCAAGCGGGTAATTTTTTACTGCAATTTTAAAAAACTTTTGCCAACGCAAAAAGCGAACGAACGCAAAAAGCGAACGGCTTATTTCACTAGCACCATTTTTGGTGGTGGGTTCTCCTCTACCATTCTGCGTAAGTCCGACTTAGAATACTCCGCCATCTCTGGGCAGGTAAAGATATGCTTCTTAGTTCCGTACTCTCTGGACTTAACCCTTCCACAGTCCACCCATCCAGCTTCCTTAAGCGCGTGCAACAATGCGGCCTGTGGCACTTTGACACCACTAGGGGCTTGACCCGCCAAGCGATCACAGAGGCTATGAAATGGGGAACCTATAACGCCTTTATTGAACTCCCCTACCCGATTGTTTAACATCTCAACCAAGTACGATTCAGCCATGCTCATGCCATGCTCAACCAGATTAGCCTTAAACTCTGTCCACATTGGCGGTGCAGAGGGGTTAAATTTAGAAACATCACGGTCACGCAAAAAGCGAGCGATTGCACCAAAGCCCCCTGCACGGTACCAATCCCAAATCTTTTTGGCTTTACTAGGCTCCATCCTTGGTGCGGTAGACCACACACAGAACCAACGGCGGTCTTGCGACGCTAGGCTAATCGGCACAGGGTCATTACTAAACGCCAGGACAAACAGGCGGTTAGCCATGTAATACGGGTGCAAGCCCTTGCGGTTGATCGGCAGCATCTCAGGCGGGGCTGCAATGATCGGTTTTAGTTGGTTAGCCAACTGCCTACGGGTGGCAGCGTCAGGCTCTTTTAATTCGTTAATAATCAGGATTTCGGACTCCAGCTGATAACCCCATTGGCTATTGACTGAGTTGTTATCCATAATCCCACGATTCTTCAAATGATCACCACAGACGGCCCAAATAAACGGAGCCCAAAATGTATCCTTACCGCTACCCTCATCACCCGCATGAAGAACAGCGTGGTTCACCTTGATCTTGGGGTTTTGCACCTTAAACGCCATCACGTCAAAAATATGATCTAGCTCGGCCTGTTCAGGTACAAGCTCCTGACAGTGATCCATCCACATGGAAATATCCATAGACGCTTTTTGCGAATCTATTACAGGACGCGCATCACGCCAGCGATTGCCAAACAGGTCGCCATCACGGGTGACGATCACATCCTCACCTGCTGCGTAAGTAACACCGACAAGGGCTTTAGCCCCCATTGCTTGTCTATTCTCATCAAAGCAGATAGACGCTTCGACCTTGCGACCTGTGTGGATGGACTTGCAAGGGACATGGCGGTACAAAGCGTTAAACGTCTGGCGACTGACCTCTCGTCTATCTTGCATATCAAAATAGGACTCATCGTCTTGGATGTAAGCAAAGCGGTTGTACCACTCAGCCTTCTCAATACGACCTAATTCCTTGCGTTCTACCTCGGCTATGAGTTCTGCTGCGGTGTCACGATAGACTTCGTTAGGCGTTAGTTTGGACAAGGCCATATTCATTTTCTCTGCTAGTAGCTCATCACGCAAACCATGCTCGACAGTTGGGCCACCATTATCCGCTACCCAATTTAAGAACATCTGCGAATCAAAACCTTGACAGTTAGCGTGATAGCAGCAGAATGAACGATCTACGGGTTTATAGCGGGCTTCACTCTGCCCCGTAGTGTGCTTGGCATGATTAGGACATAAAACGGCAAGCCAACCCTCATTGTTAGGGTTTGACATAATTAAACCTTGCTCATTGAGCCACGCCAATACGCTATCTTTGCCGTTATCTGCAAGGCGAATAGGTGTATTGAGCGCTGTATCGGTGTCAGCAGGCGTAACGCCTAACGCTTCACATATCTCTGGTAGCGTGAACTCACGCTCGGGGTGAAATTCTAATAGACGGGCTTCAAAATTGTTTCGATTTGGTTTTAAGTTAACGGACTTTGGTAGGCGTACGTTACGAACTGCATTAGTAGCGCCCTTATCTGAATACCCTGCTTCTGCAATCGCTTTAATAGCCGCCGTATAGTCGCCCTTAGTAGGTTGATCACTAAAGATATACCCCCATTGGAATGAACCTGCGGACGTTTCCATAATCCACGTAGGCGCTAAGTCTGGCGTTTTAGTAGTCTTATCAGGATCACCCACATCGTCTAGCATGAGGAACGCTACAAAATCACAATTAGCTGACGCTGCGCTTGGCTTACCCTCGGCAAAACGATCAAGGATAAAAGACCCTGTATTGACATATGAAGCGCCGGTAAACTTAAAACGCTCGGGTAAGAAAGCAGGCCACGTATATTTTGGTGTGCCGTCAGCGTGATATTGTTGTTCACCATTCTTAGTAATAGGCTTTTGGCTAACGAACAACATCGTTTCGCCTTCAGGTGCTAAGTTCGTGATATATTCTACAAAGTTCATTTATGGACTACCTTTCGTGAGGTTGACCCCCTAGACTAAAAAACTAGGGGGTTTTTTATTATTTAAAT